TACAGCAGTTATAATAGGAGGTAAAGATTGAAAAATTCCTACTATAGTATTACCAATAGCTTTAGCTATTCCAACTACAGCATCTTTTGCCATATATAATGCTGCACCTAAACCTAATACTGCACCAGTAACTACTGCTACTCCTAACGCTACTGCCGGGCTAGCGAAAGCTATAAATCCGCTAGCAATAGCTCTCATAGAAGCACCTATTGTTGTTGATGCTGCTGCTGATGTTGTAGCTAATGTAGTAGTAGAACCTGCCAAAGCAGTAGTGGCAGTAGAATTAGCTATTTTACTTGCTGTATCAACATTAGTTGCAACTGTGCTAGCTGCAGTTAAGGTTCGAAGTAATGCAATACCTGATGATATACTCTTAACTACACCGCTTAATTTAGTAAGAGCTACAGCTCCTAGTAAAATATATGGAGCTAAAGGCATACTAAGGAAGTCTGCTACTACATTTAAAAGAGGTGCAAATGCTCCTGTTATCCTTTCTATAGCTTTTTGGAAGTTTTCAGCTGCGGTCATTCTTTGCATATCAGACAAGTTAACATTTGCAGCTGCAGCAGCTTGATCTTCTGTCATACCTTTTTCTAACGCTCTTAAATATGCAACTTTTGCAAGTTGATCTCTTGTCATACCTAAAGCTTTAGCTTGAGCTTCTTGCTGTATTCGATTCATTTTACCGAATTCAGCTATATCTACTGCGTTATTAAATAACTCTTTACCTAATCCAGCTAAATCATTATTCAAAGCTAGTTCTCTAGCCTTGGACATATTGATTTGCTTACCTGTAAGTAACTGTGCTTCTATTTCGTTACCAATAGAAGATTCAAAATCTAATAAACTATCAGCTATACCATCAACCGTCTTTAAATCTAAACCTAATCTTCTCGCTGCTGCTGCAGCTTCAGCTATAGCCTTAGGATTACTACCTAAAGAAGCTGATATTGCTTTAGATACGTTTCCTACATCTTTTAAAATCTGACCTTGACTAACTGCAGCTTTGTTAGCTTTATTAAATGAATTAACTTGTTTAACTACTCCTTCTGCTAAATTATTTACTTCATAACCTCCTTTTTCAGCAAATATAGCAAAATTTTTAGCTTCATGTGCTGAAAGTCCTAAACTTACCTGTAAGTTAGCTGCTCCTGCTAAAGTAGAAGGAGACATAATATTCATTGCATTGAAACCTAACTCTTTAGTTATTTCATTAGCTAACTTAAGTTGATCTACAGTAGAGGCAAAAGAAGGTTCTAGACCCTGAGTTATTTCTAATGTTTGACCGGTTAATCGTCTACTTTCTACCGAAGCCGCATTGAAAGCCATGGCAGTTTTAAGTATAGCACTAAAAATAGCTTCAGTACTAAATAAGGTATCTCTTATGCCTTTGAAAACTGGTCCGAGTGATAAAGATACTCTTTGAATAAAATTTAAACTTTCACCTTGTCTAGCTGCGTTTTCAGCAGCTGCTCTTAATTGATTTTTACCCTCTTCAAATCCTTTAGATATAGCTGCTGATTCAGCACCTATAGATCCTAGTAACTTATTAACTATACCTAATGATGCCCCAGTTAATCCTGCTGCTTTAGTCAATCGATCTTGAACTTCTGCTTCTGCTTCGAGTATACCAAGGTTATCTTCCGACACCTTTTGAAGTTGTTTATTAAGTAGTAATTTTTTTACATTACTTTTATTACTATCTTCTAAAACTTTTAATTCTTCTTGTATATTTTCATTAGTTGTTTCAAGTTCGCTATTTCTTTCTTTGAGTTTAACTATAGATTCATCTGTGACAGGAACTCCTTCTTTTCTGAGATCATAAATCTCTTGCTCAATTTTTTCTTGTTCTTTAAGATTTTGAGAGAGTTCATTATACTGTTGAAATGCACGTTCAGCTTCTTTTTGAGAAGTACCACTCATTCTCATTTTAAGTAGTAACTCTTCTCTAGCTAAATCAGATAAATTTTGTTGATTTTTTATTAACTCTTTATCGAGAGAATTCGCTCGTCCTAGTTCTACAGCGTTTTTTGCAGATATTTTTTGTAATCCTTGAGCAAGAGATAATAGCTCTCTTTCAGCATCAGTTCTTCTTTGCTTAATGCCGAGCTGTCTTCTTAATTCATCAGTAAGGTTTCGAGCTTCAATTGTTTGTTCAGCTGCAACTCGTCTTCCTTGTTCAGTTGCTTGATTTAGTCTCTGCTCTAAATTTAATTGCTCTTGCTTACCTTTATTAAGCTCATTCTGTTCTCTAGGAGTATCAGCCATATGATTAACTATATAATATAAATAGTAAAGGCCCGCTTATTTACGAGCCTTTGTACTATAGTTTGGAGTTCTTATTGCAGGACCTTTAGGTATGTTGGCAGGTGTTGTAGACTTACCTCCTGCTTTTTTATAGGCTTTAGCTTCTTCTTCATAATATTCATTCATATTTCTAAAAGTAAAATTACGAAGCCATATAGGCATATTGTAAACTGTATGCCAATCAAATCCACCTTTTCCGTGGAATACTATTTCATGTATTTGCTTAAATAGACTAGTTCTATAAGCCGGCGTCAGGCCAAAGAAACCCTATCCCTATTGGGATATCAAACCCTCCTTCCGGGCCTCCTTCACGATAGAACTTTAAATTCACGTCAGGTTGAATTTTTTCAACGTATTTTCTGAAAGCTCTAGAATCGATAGCTAAAAATCTATTATCTACAAACTCTCTGATGAATTTAGTATCTTCATTACCATCTACAGATATAAGCATATGCTTTAATCTAGTTGATAACTCTGGTGAAGCATCTGGTTTAATCTTTTTCAGGCCATTGATTTCTGCTAGAACTTTTCTTTCTAGCTCATGAGTTAATAATCTAAACTGTACTGTAATACCACTTGTGGGTAAGGTAAAAGAGAATTTATTTTCTCCTGATGTATATAACGATTCATCTAAATCTTTATTACCTAAGGTAGTTAAATCTATTTTTTCTGTTGTACCACCAAAGTTAAATTCGTAATCCTTACCATATCCTAATATACGAGCTGCTACTAAAAGAGCATTTTTATCTCCCACTAATAGGTCTCCATATTTAATTTTACTATCTACTACTAATGATTTTAATAATTTATCTATTACTGTACCGTTAGCAATGTAGTTTTGATTAGTTAAAATATCTTCTTCTTTTGCAGTCATATACTTCATCTCTATCTTTCCGGATGATAAAGGTGAATCTTTAGGATACAACAAGCCTTGAGAAGGTAATGTAACTACCTCTGTTGGAAAGTTATGTTTCTGTTCCATAAATTTTATTAAATTAAAACTAGTTTATTAATAAATATACGAAAAATATTTTTTATATCCAACAAAAAACCTGGAAAAAATCCGGGTTAATCTTAAAATATGTTGTTAATTGATTAGTAATTAAGTACGCAATAATCCATCTCCACAGTAACTGTTAATTCTGCTACATCAGAAGTAGCCCAATCAAATGATCCTTGTGACATATTTACTATAAATGCTCCTTTAATTACCCATTCAGATACGATATCTCCTACAGGACCTAAAATATTTAAAGTTAAGTCTTTTTTGTAGAAATCGCTATATCCTGCTCTACCAGTTACAGATTCGTAAGATAATCTAGCCCAGTCCATTACTGCTTGTGCGCCAGATGGAGTTACAGGATCATACAGTGTTAGATCCATATTTTCCCAATTCCTTTTTCCTCTGATTTTTCTATATGAGTTAATGTGATCAAGCTTAACTTCTTCATCTGTAAAGCTAGGTGCTGATACATTCTTAACCATGAATGAAGGAATAGCATCGATATACATGATGAACCTATTTTGAACCTTAGGTTCGAAGGCTCTAAACATTATTTCGTTTGGGTCTAATACTGCCATTGTCTTTTAATTTATTATAAATATCTAATTTTTAAATTATCCTCCAAAAGAAGCTCCTGTTGGTTCAATTGTAAAGTCTAGTACTATAAATTCAACTGTTTTAGCTGGTTGTATAAATACTTGACCTATTAATTGGTTTCTATCTATAGTATCTGCAGTATTGTTTGTTTCATCCATTTGTACTCTGAATGCAAATAAACCTTGTCTCTGTACTACTGATTCTAGATATGGGTTAACTTGAGCCAAGAAGTTATTTCTAGTTGCTGTAGTATTTTGTTCGAATACTAAGTTTCTTGAAACATCTCCGATAAACTTCTTAAGTGCGATTAATAATCTTCTTACATTTACTCTATCTAAAGCACTTGACTTTTTCTGTAGAGTCTTTTGACCAAATACGTTAATACCTGCTCCTGGGAAAGTAGCAATTGGGTTAACGTTTGATTTGTATAATGTATCTCTCTGAGTTCTTGTAAGCTTTCTTTCTGCTTGAATAACGTCAGATATACCTCCTCTAGTAAGACCTGCTGGTGCAAACCATGGTGCAGCAGCTCCATCTGTAAATGCATATACTCCAGGAATAATAGTTGATGCTGGGATCCATACATTTTTACCAGTTGAAGATTGAGTTTGTAACCAAGGCCAGTAAGCAGCTCCGTAAGAAGTATTAATTGTTGCTGCTGCAGCTGTTACGTTACTAACTGTTGCTCCGTATTGCTCTAGATCTACTACTGCGATACAATCTCCTCTATTCTCTGCTAGAGATACTATAGAATCGATTTGAGTTTTGTGATTTCCAAAGTCATAAATTAAACCTGGAGCTGATACTATATTGAAGACATACTCATCTTTATTTTCTAAGATTGAGATTGAATCAGCATAGTTAGCTGCAGTTAGACCTTGTGTGTCTGAATTTGAAATATCTTCATGGAAATTAGCTTTTCTATTATCTGGGAAGTTTTTACCAGTTGCGCTATAGAATGATCCTGATTGACCTGCTGTTGGTAACGAACCAGAGAAGCTAACATCTGATGAGTCAACATTTACTGTTATTCCATCAGTACCTAAATAGTTAAGAGTTGGAGTATTTACTGCCGATACTCTAATATAATTCGATTTATTTACATATTCACCGAATGTCTTAACATATATTGAACCATCTCCGTCAGTAGTTTTACTTCTGTACTGATTTCCAACTACTCTTTCAATATAGTTACCATCATTTGGATCTAATGATAAATCGTTAAACGTTTCAAGGATAATCTTATTCTTTGTGTTGTCATCTCCTCTTCTTACAACTAGAGAAAAAGTTCCTTTTGAATTATCAACGTTAGATATTTCCCATCTAAGGTTGTCTTTTGAACCACTTGAAAGAGACCCGTCACTATTAAGTGATATATCTGCAGGATCTGCTGATAAAGCACCATTATAAATGATACCTTTACCTAAAGTTTCTAAAGCAAATGGTTTAGTAGATACTCCTGATGCTGTTACGTGAGTACTAGCAGCTCTAGTAAATGAGCCTGATACTACTCTAGCAACTATTGCTGAGTTTCCACCTTGATTAAAGTATGATTTTATTGCAAGAGAAGTTAAAAATTCATATTTGTTAGATCCTGATTCAAAAGTAGTTCCGAAAAGCCTTTGGTATTGCCCGTATGACGTTACGACAACAGGATCTTCTACTGGACCTTTAACTGCAGGACCTATAAAAGCAGCGCCAGCTTCGACAGGAGCAGGTGCTATAAATGAAATATCATTTTCTCTCGCTAATACACCTGGGGAGATTAA